AAAAATTTATTTCCGAAAGCGCCTCAAAAATGACTACTGCCGTTGCCAAGCATTTGAAAGCTGAACTTTCTCAATTGCATGAAGATATCAAAGTTGCTCGCGAGAATAGCTTTGGTCGTAAGATTTTCGAAGCTTTTGCCTCAGAATTTGTTGGTACTCATCTTAATGAGAACGAAGAAATTCGTAAGCTAAAAGCTACAATTGAAGGGAAAGATCAGCAGTTGCAAAAAACAACCGCAGAACTCGACGAAACAAATAAGTTGGTCGAGTCAAAAGACAAAGAAGTTAACATGATTAAAGATAAAAATGTTCGTGAAGCTAAACTTACCGAACTACTTTCTCCGCTAAATGCAGAGAAAGAAGAAGTCATGCGTAACTTGTTAGAAAGCGTACAAACCACTAGATTGGAAACCGCTTTCGAAAAGTATCTCCCAGCGGTGCTTTCAGAGGATGTTGTGAAGTCTAAAAAGACTAAACTAACAGAATCAGTGAAGGAAGTAACTGGGGATAAAGCTAGTCAGAAGAAAACTGAAGAAGATACCACCAACGTTATCGACCTCAGACGACTAGCTGGTTTGTAAACAAGAAGTTATTTAGGAGAGAAACGATGTCACAAGAACTACTTGAAAGCCGTTGGGATGAGACCAAAGAGGCCCTTTTAGAAGGCTTAGAAGGTCAAAAACGCAACGCAATGGGTGTGATCTTAGAGAACACTCGTAAAAATTTGTCAGAAGTTGCAACAGCAGGCTCTACTGGCGCTGGTAACATTGGTGCACTTAACCGTGTTATCCTTCCAGTTATCAGACGTGTAATGCCTACTGTTATCGCTAACGAAATTGTTGGCGTTCAACCAATGACAGGTCCTGTGGGACAAATACACACCTTGCGTGTACGTTACGCTGAAGCCAATAATGCAACCGGCACAGCAAACGACGTACTAGCAGGAGATGAAGCACTTAGCCCATTTAAGATCGCTACAGCCTATTCCGGTGACGGAACAGCTGGATCTGGTGATACTGCAAGTGCAAAAGAAGGAACAGGCGGTCGTAAGATTTCTGTTCAAATCTTGAAACAGGCTGTAGAAGCTAAAACCAGAAAGCTACAAGCTCGCTGGACTTTTGAAGCGGCTCAAGATGCACAATCACAGCATGGTATTGATGTTGAAGCTGAAATAATGGCGGCTTTAGCACAAGAAATAACCGCTGAAATAGACCAAGAAATTCTAGCTAGCCTACGTGCGTTGGCGGCAACAGAATTTACTTATAACCAAGCTACTGTATCAGGTACTGCTACATTTGTTGGTGATGAACATGCGGCATTAGCTGTTCTTATCAACCGTACAGCTAACTTGATTGCACAGCGTACACGTCGTGGTGCTGGTAACTGGGCTGTTGTTTCACCAGCAGGCCTTACCGTACTACAATCTGCTACGACTTCAGCATTTGCTCGTTCAACAGAAGGTACTTTTGAAGCACCTACTAATACCAAATATGTTGGTACATTGAACTCAGCAATGAAAGTATATGTTGATTCATATGCTTCTGATTCAACTGCATGTTTAGTTGGTTATAAAGGTTCATCTGAAGCAGATGCGGCGGCTTTTTACTGCCCATACGTTCCATTGATGAGCTCAGGGGTTGTACTCGATCCTAGCACATTCGAACCAGTAGTTAGTTTCCTAACACGTTACGGATATATTGAACTTTCAAATACAAGTTCTTCATTCGGTAATGCTGGTGATTATGTTGGCGAAATTGCAATGAGTAACTTGTCTTTTAGCTAAGACTTAATTTACTTGTTGATCGTCAGGATCAACCACTTTAAAAAGCCCTTTAATTAGGGCTTTTTATTTGGCCATTAAAAAACCCCGAACAAGTCGAGGTTTTTATTTGGTAATTTATAATAAATTGAATTATTATGAAACAGCCGCCGCTGTTAAAACACCAAGTTTTGTTTCTGTAACTGTTGAACTACCTAAGTTAACAGAGTCAACTGTACCTAAAGCACGAATTGCTGTTTGCAATGTTGCCGCAACAACGGCATCACTACCTTCAACACAAAAGTTTTGTTGTGTATTAGAATCCACTAAAGGACCAATTGCAACAACTGTTGCTGTATCGCCAATAGCACGTTGGGCCGCGGCTTGAGCGCCTTCAGGACCTGCACTACCATTGATTGCGTTAATGTAATCTACAATGAAAAACTGTAGATCTTTGCCTATAGATTCTACGTTAATAGCTTCTGCGGCTGGATGAGTTCTTGTTAAAACTGCCATTTTGATTCTCCTAAATTGTTGGGGATAATCCCCTACACTTATTTATGCAAATCTATTAAAATTATTTAATACTGTTAATATTATTAAGTATGTAGTTATAGTCCAGAATATGTTGTACGTGCAGTATATAACACTTTAGAGGTGTTAAAACCCAAGTTAATAGCAATTTCTTAATCACTGAGTAGAGAATTTTTAAGTTAAATTGCTAAATAATATATTCGTCGCAATAATGCGATTTATGCAGTAACCACTGCGTAGCGGCCAGAACCCGCATAGGACTTCTAATTAAAGGAGAAATCAAATGGGAAGACCAGTCAAAGGCGTCAGATTCGGCGCAACCGGAGCAGCCACAGCAACAATTCCAGTACGTGCAGATATAGGCGGAACTGATTTTGAAGGATTTATTGTCAGACAAGTTGGATCACGTAGATATCGTGTATCAAATGATGGTGGAAGTGTAGTAGGTAATGCTACATTAGTTGATAAGGCTACAGGACATGCCGCAGGGGAATGCTCTATAGTTGGATTTGTTAATGGGTCAGCAACAACGTGTGCTAAACTCACTAATAGATTGTTTACCGATTTCAGCGATAACAAGTACACTTATACAATGGCTGATGACTCAGCAGAATCATTGTTGATATTAACCGCTGTATAATTATTGATATAAAATAAACTTCGGATGGAATCCCCTTATTAAATATAATGAGGGGATTTTTTATTACACGGTAATAATTTATTATGACAACAACATCGGCATTTGTATTAGGAAATGGTAGGAGTAGGCTTACCATGAGCATTTCACTAGATGAATTAAAAACGTATGGACCGATATATGCATGTAATGCCATACATCGAGAATTTAAACCTGATGTATTAATTGCTACAGATAAAAAAATGTGCCAGGAGATTGAAGCAACTGGTTATCCAATGACTCATGAATTTTGGACTAGAAGACCAGCACCAGAAAAAGGTGGTAGACGTTTAGAAAAACCATATTATGGAATGAGTTCAGGACCAGCGGCGGCTTCTAGAGCCGCGTTACGTGGGTTTAATAATATATATTTGATTGGTTTTGATTTTGGAAGTCCAAATCAATTTGTTAATAATATCTATGCCGGAACAGAACATTATAAAGGATTACAGGATAAAGCAACATATTATGGTAATTGGGAAAATCAAATGAAACAAGTTATTGAAAAACACCCTAAGTCACAATTTTATAGAATAATGGGTGTAGAATCCACTGCTATTGATTTTGGCAATATAAATATTATACACCAAGACCTAGACATTTTTGTAAATCAAACCCTTCCAAGCATAAAACCACGCTAAATATATTCTAATCAAGGAAGATTAGTGTATAAATGGGTTATTTTAACTGGGGATTAACAGAAAGACAAAGTACGACTATAAAAAGTTTTTTTCGTTGGTGTTGGGTACTCATTGTATGGTCTGTTCTTATTGCATTAGTTTATTTTGTATTAACTTTAATCATTCTTCCAGCACTTAATGATTACTAGCCTCACTGTCACTATTAGGATAAATATGATATAATAGGAATATATCATGAGCGAAAATAAAAGATTTAATGGTGATTATAACATAGAATCAACACTCGGCGCTTCTACCGGTAGCGTTAATATAGTGAACACTCCCTTAACTTTGGCTAGCTTTACTACTACAGAAAGAGATGCCCTAACTGCAAGTAATGGTATGCTTATCTATAATAGCACACTTAATAAGGTTCAGGCTAGAGAAGCTGGATCGTGGGTTAGTTTAACCTAAAAGCATTAATTTAAAGATCACGATAAATATAACTAGCATATTAAATTTAATGCTAGTTCCATGTAGGTTCGTGGAACATTAACAAATAATATAACAATAACATGAACGTTAACTGAGGTTAGAACTAAATAAAAATCATGCGAGCTAAAGAATTTACTATTAACATTCCAATTAATATCAAAATGTCTGGTGATGGAGATTTTGAAGTAGATACTGGCGAGCAAGATCCTGATGTAAAAACAGCAGAACATGAACGCAATCCGGATCAAGCGATCATGGTTCCGCCAGGTCAACAAGAAATAGAATTGGCGAAATCTGAACAAGGTAAAGATTCAGAAATAATTCAACAATTAACATATGATGAAGTTGATGATCCTGAAGAGGAAAAAGAAGGGTAACTAACCAAAAGTCTAACAGCTATTTTAATTAGGAGTAAGCATGGCTGTTTATAAGATCGTTGCTAGTCGCGTCAATAATATAGATGCGGAAGATTTTGTTGGCAACTGGAATAAATTATTCTTTGATACCGATGGTATTTTATACCAATCTGATGGTTCTACCCCAGGTGGTACCCGTTTAACACCTTTCTCATTTAAAACTATAACAGTTTCTGGACAATCAAATATTGTAGCTGATTCTGCCTCTGACACATTAACCATGGTTGCAGGTACAAATATAACACTTACAACTAGTGGAGATACAGTTACTATTAATTCTACTGCCTCAGGCAGTGGTAGCGGAGACATCGAATCAGTTGTTGCTGGTGCTGGCTTAACTGGCGGTGCTACTTCTGGAGATGCAACTATAAATGTTGTAGGCGGCACAGGTATTACTGCTAATGCAAATGATATAGCCATAGATTCAACAGTAACAACTCTTACAGGTTCACAAACTCTTACAAATAAAACTCTTACAAGTCCTGTT